AATTTTAATCCTGGGGTCCTTAAACGATTTGGTGTTTTTTACACTTATCCTTTAAGGACCCTCCCGGGCTTTGATGCACCATTACTAATACGAGTGCACATTGTCCAATCTTGTGGCTGATAGGCCTCAAAACTTGGCTCATGTACAAACTTAAAAGTGGATAGTGTGTTAATCATCATATACCTATTGTATTTTATTTAGTCTTTTATGTCAATAACTCTTTTTTTCAAACAAAAAAATTTGGTGCCAGTAGCCGGACTCGAACCGGCAAGGCTGATTAGGCCGGTGGATTTTAAGTCCACTGAGTTTACCAATTTCTCCATACTGGCTAAAAACTTATTTTCTATTCATCTATTATAACTTCTTAATAATTATTTGTCAATATATTTAAAATTATGCACTAAAATAATTTAATGGTGGGCCCCCTCGGAGTCGAACCGAGCACCAACGAATTATGAGTTCGCTGCTCTAACCAACATGAGCTAGAGGCCCTGAAATCTTAATGCTCCTGGTAAATTTGGTAGCAGGACCCGGATTCGAACCGGGATCAGCCAATTATCTGTTGCTACGGGGTATAAGCCCGCCGTTTTACCGTTAAACTATCCTGCTAATTCCTTTACTCTTCCACTAAGCTACAGGGGCATTAACTACTTACAACACTATCTATTGTACATATCTTACTAATAAAAGTCAAACAGTTTTTTAAATAATTTTATACACTCTATCCAAATTGTTGGCATGTGGTGCCCCAACAAACTGTAAATTGTCTTTACCAAACAATTCGTCTACTGCTAGGGTAGCTCCTTCTAACCAATTATAATCATCAAATAACATAATACCATTTTTTACCATTCTTGGTAACAAATATTCAACACCTTCTTTTATTGATTGATATTGGTCGCAATCAAAATGAACGAATGCTATATCGCCCATCTCAACTGCACTGTTAGGAAAAATTCCTTTTACAATTGTTGCATATGGAATTGCATTTACAATATCATCATATGAAGCATGATTAAATTCTCCTGCTTTATGTTTATCTATACTGCTATGATAAGGTAAACCTTCAAATGTATCATAAAGATAAATGTCTCTATTCTGTATTTCAGCTAACTGACTCAAATGCCAACCACTCCCACCCTTATAAACCCCTATCTCTACAAATGCACCTGATGGAGTGTGTTCTGCTAGTAGCAATAGTTTTTTTATTGCCTCATTACTGAGTAGAGTTGGTAACATAAACAATCCTTAAAATACTATTTATTATAAGCAAAAATGCTGCATTGCAATAAAATTGACTAAATACTATAGACAAAGAGGACTTAAAAATGATGTTAGTAAAATGGCTTGAAAAGTTACTTGAAACAAACTATAAATCTATAATTGAAGTTTACATTGAGCGTCATAACCCACAGAGTGTAGCAGAAATAGAATTTTTAACCAAAGAATTTGAGAGAAAGCATTTATCATCATGGAACTATTGAAAATAATTGGTAATAAAATTTTAGGCTTTACAATTAAGATTGCTGAGTATAAAGCCAAAAGTTATAGAACTAGACTGCAGCACAGAATTTTTTAAATAGTAATATCTTCCATACCTGCAGTCCTGAGACGCACCACATGGCCCATCATAAAGTTCTTACTTTCAAGGCCTTTAATTATTCCTAACCATTTATTACGAAGTAGAGCAACTTCGTTAATAATGGTTTCGAAATCTACAACTTCTTGTTCGCCATCGGCATATTTTTCTGCATCTCTACTTGTCAGTGCTCTAGCGTAATTTTCTAAATATTTTTGAAAGTGTCGTTTGCGGATTTTTTTAAGTTGTAGATTAAGGAAATTTAGAACTGCTTCTATTTCTTGCAATTGATTAAATCGTTGTTCAGTTATACCTGGAAGTGCTGCAAGATTTTTTTCTAAATTTCCTTTAATCGTACAATCGTATTTGGCTTTATTCAGTTCATTTTCATAATAGGCAATAAACTCAGGAATATTTCCTAAGTCCTGTACGATTTGATTGTACCACATTATTCGTCGTATTCGTCGTCATCACTATCATCAATATTGCCACTATATTCATCATAGCTTCGTTTAGTATATACATCCACTGTGCCGAACTCTTTAAGTTCTTGATCGCCTAAAACATCCACTAATGTACTCATAAGAGTATCAGCAGCTTCTTGACGATCTTTACTGGGAATATATTGTTTTAGAATACTATATACTTCAGCTAAAACTTCAATATCAATTGTCATTGGTAACCTCACTATTTTCAATAGCAGATTGTTTGTGTGGATTTTTTAATACATCTTGCATAACCTGATCCAAACATCCTGAATCGTTTCTTTCCCATTCTTTACGGAATAATTTCAATTCAGTACCATCTACTAGGCTGTATTTAAGCCTATTGCCATCTTTAGTAAAATACCCTTTGCCCTCAAATAGATCTACTAGTCCACTATAGACATTCATACCTGTCTCATAAGGAATTTTAACCTGTACACTTTCAAACGGTTTAGCATACCTTGTTTTCATAATTTTACAAGCAGCACGAATACCTCTTACTTCGGAAATCTTATTACCTTCTTCATCTTCTTTTAGTTTAAGTTTTTTCATTGCCACTACAATACTACTTGCGTAGATAAAACCTTGACCACCGCTGATCTTATCATCCGGATCAAACATGTCTTGGCTTGCGTAAGTATGATTAGTGGCCACTAGTCCAATGTTAAGATCACCAAACATATTCACACAGTTTCTTACTAAAGCGGTTAGTGCTTTGGGTTTACGACCCATATCACCTTTAAGATCACCACTATCAAATTGATTTACATCTGTAGGGGTAAGTAGCATACCTAAACTATCTAGTACAAACAATACTTTTGGCCTATCATCTGCTGGTAGTGTTTTATATTCTTTTACAAATTCACTAATCATTTTAGCAACATCATCAATCATTGCCATGTTTAGTTTAAGCAGTTTTTTCTCAGATGTATCTACATCCAAGGCCTTAAGCCAAGCTTCGTCCAGTGCATTTTCTGTATCGATTAGCACCACATAAATGCCTTGTTGTTGTGCATTTCGCACTAAATTTCCTGCACAGATAAAGCTTTTACCTGCACCAGACTCACCTGCAAATACAGTAACTTTTCCCAATGGGACACCACGATCAAAATTACCGCTAATAAGGTAATTCAATGCATAGTTTCCAGTACTGACCCAATCAGTGGGGTCTTTAAACCCAATACTAATTCCATCAATACTTTTGGTAATGCTTTTTCTAAATTTACTAATATCAAATGGTTTTGTTGACATATTTTATTCCTCTATTACATACCCAACTTATGTTCTTTGGGTGATACTACGATGTCTGTACGCCCGATTGCCGTTAGCCACAAATTTAAATGTTTAATAAGAACTGAATCATCTTTTGGGTTATCGAACCTAACATCAATATCCATTACTGTATCGCCGGTTTGGTCTTCCCTGCTGTTATAAATTAAAGAAAAGTTCTCATTTACTTTTGAAGTTCGTGCCATTTTTTATCCTTTAAAAAAGGGCGTATAAACGCCCTTGTGCTGCTATTATTGTTTTTGCCTATTGCGAATCATTGCTAAAATATCTTCAGCTCGTTGACTGCTGGATTTAGCTGGCTTAACAACTGGATCAGGATCAAATGGGGGATCTTCATCTTCGTCTACTGATACTGGAGCGGTCACTGTAGTTTTAGCAGTAACGCGAGCAGTTGCTACTGGTTTAATAACTGTTTCTGGTTCATCATCTACATCTACTGCAGTTGCAGTTGTACTAGTTGAGCTAGAATTAGTATTAAGGTTAACTCCCATTGGTTTAAAATGGCTTGCCCATTTCATTTGATATGGTTCACCGTTCACACTTGCTTCAAACATTTCTTTCATAATCGCCAAATCATTGGCCTCAGGCCGTTTAGGCAAAAAGTCAGATAGATTATAAAGTCCAAACTTTTCAATAGCTTCGCGTTCTTGTGCAGTTAGTGCGGATTCTTTACGAGCCCAAGTGCTAGTATTATAATCAGCATAACCTGCTTTACTAATCTTTTTAATATTGAAATCAAGTCCAGCATCATAATCTGTAGGTAGATTTTCTAGTTCTGGATCCATAAGTGCATTTTTAATTAGGTTAAAAATCTGACTACTAATTACAAACCTACGGATAGGATTTTCAGGCTGTTTGTCATCTGACAAAGGATTGTCCCTTACAAATCCTTGAAATAGATATGAACGCTTTTTCCAATATTTACGACCCATATCCTCAAGATTTGGATCTTTAAACCAAGTACGAACCTCAGCAAGAATAGGACAGGTGTCGTTCCACATTTCTACGCAAGGAACTTGTACTGTAACTGGTTTGCTGTCTGGTTGTCCCTCAATACCCGCAAACGGCAATTTAATCATTGCTCGTTCAATCCAAAAGAAAGTATTTTTGGGATTAGCGTCTGGAAGGAATCTTACTCGTGCAATTGTATTTTCTGCAATGTTCCAATGTGCATAAATTGCATTGTCTGATACTGTTGCGGTACCACTTGAACGATCTGCTTGTGCCTGAAGTCTTGCCCTAATGTCTGCCAATGAAGTTGCCATAATGTTTTCTCCTTAAGATGGTCTTAATATGTGCCTAGATATATAACTGCACCTTGCAATTATATAACAAATATATTTATCATGTCAATGAAAAGATATAAATTTGTAATGCACAGGAGTACTATACAAATTTCTTAAATAGAAATCAAACTATTTGGCTAAACCCGCCAATTTTATCATATCCAAAATATTATTTTTAGATTCTTCCATTGGTCTTTGGTCTACGATTTCTCGATCGTTAGTAGTGGCACCATACAATCCATAATTATAGTTGCTAACGCCCATTTTGGGAAATTCCATGTTTGGATCTTCCGCAGCAAAGAAATCTTTGGCTCTTTCTACTTCTTCCTGGCTATCAAAAAAAACTGTACCATCTTCAATGTTGTATAGAAAACCATTTTTGTCTAATATACTTTGAATCTTAGGATCAATATCCTCGTTGTCAAAAATATTTTCTTCAATATCAGCTTTTTGACTTATCTGTTCAGTATTTTGTTTATCTATTGGATTGTTTTCTATTTCTTCAATTATGTCAGATGACCAATCCTCAAATTCTTGTAACTCTCGGCTTTTGGCTTTTTTATATAATTTATCAACAATAGGCAATGCTACTGTAAGTCTTTCGTCAAACACTTTTCTACTAAATTTTTCCTTTAGTTCAATTAAATCAAAAGTATTATCTGAATCTTGTTCAGGTTCCCAAAGTTCTTTATATTGGTTATATCCTCTTTGTCCTCTAAGGCTAAACAATGTTCTATGCAAATCACCATAATGATCTATAGCAGTTTGTACCATGTTGTTTGTATCTACATCTTCAAATGTTTTTCCCCGCATATTTCTAACAAAAAATCTTAAATCATGCATTTCTTTAATGATGGTAGTAATATGTTGGCCAAAGTCATCTTGTAAATTGCCACCATTTTTAAAATGTCTTGCTATTGCTCTTGCGCCGTTTAATGTAGTGCCTTCTGGGCATTTAAATCGTTCACCTTCAGCAGTTTCTATAAACAAATTACCAATGTTTCTTGACCTTGCTCCAGACTGTTCAGGATCTATTTTTTTAAAATGTCTAGCAATAATTCTCACTGGACCTAAATTTTGATAGCTTGTTCTAGAAGTTCCAGTTAAACTTTCCGCGATGTCTGTTTTGTGTTTTAAGTTATCAATTGTAATATCAGTTTTGTCTGTTTCTGGTTTTTTAGTAAAAGCAGGCCTACTGATGTTTTGATCATCGTAATCCCACAGGTTTCTAATTGCAATATCTTTTAAACCTGATCTAAAATTCTTCCATTGCTCTTTAAGGGCTGGTGTTAAGTATTTGTCAATGTTTTCGTAATACTGAACACTAAGTTTTCCATTATGTTTTTCATCTTGTTGATCATCTGTACCGTCACTTAATGTAACCATAATCTGACTGAAATCATGGCCTTTTAAAAAAGGAAATATAAAAAGTTTAGCATCACTGGGTTTTGTTGTATCTTTTCCGTTTTCATCTTTCATCTGAAAACCATGTTGATAAACATTTGCTATTTTATCATAAACTTCTTTGGCTATTTCTTTAATAGTAATCATAATATATTATTTAGTTAATTTTTACTAAACTTAAGACATTAAAAAGGGCATGGGTAGTATTAATTCTTGATCATCTTGAGGCATTCTGTCATCTAAACTTGCATCGAATTCTCGTATTAAAACTGCCATTCGCACTGTTAACAATAACGACATAACAAGATCATCTTTTTCCCCCAATTTAGCAGCATAACTACCTCCTGATGCAATGAAATTTTTTAATTGGCTTACTAAAGGTTTACTGGCTAATTTTAATTTTTTGGTTTCAACTAAGTTTTTAAAAGTAGCACATACTGTAAGTTTAGATCTGTTTGTAGTGTTAAATCCTTTTCTATATACTCTTGAAGTTCCTTGCTTTTTTGGCTCACTTAAGAAAATACCTTTAAAATTTTCTTCGCCATATTCATTAATTACTACCAATGCTGCTTCGCCTAAAGTGTTATTTTCCACACTGTAATATATGTGTTCTATAGATTCTATACTATCGTTTATTTCAGAACAAATCTCTGCTAATATTTTTATTTGTTGTTGGATAGGTGTTTTATTATGCTGCCATTCTGCCACTTGCTGCATGCTAGGTAATTCTAAAACTTCTATTGCACTATAATCGCCTCCAGTGCCAAGACTAGGATCTAATGCAACAACATATGTATTACCTTTAGTAGGCTTTTTATACCATCTTACTTGACCAGTTTTATAAGCAGGGTCTATTCCTGCCATTTCTGCTAATGGTATACTGTTAATTAATGTTTCATCAAAAATAATAAATCTACAATTCATTTCGCGTTCAAAACGCTCTTCACCTAATTGAGCTTTTTGTTGTTCTGCCCATTTTTCATCTCTTTCTGGATGCTCATGCCAATAACTGCGGAAAGCCTTAAACCCATTAATACCCAATTCTGTTTCATTACCATATTCATCTTGACACTTATTAGCTAATTTCCATATTTCAGCGAATTGGTCTTCATCGCTGTTTGGTGTGCTAGTTATTATACATTTACCACCAGTTGCTAAAGTTGGGCTTATAGATGTCCAAAACTCTCGTGCTATGGTTGGTCTTACGAATGCGAATTCGTCTAAATAAAGTAAACTTATACTCATGCCTCGACCAGTATTTTCTGTAGTAGTTGTACTTACTATTCTAGAATTATTGTCAAAGTCTATACTACCTTTATTATAAGTAACTGCTCCTGCTCTAATAAAATCGGGCACACTTTCATAACCATACCTTATTCTTTGCATAATTTCTTGTGAGCCTGTATATTTGTGGGCTGCTACTAAGATAGTGCTATCAGGCACAAACATAGCAAACCATAATAAATACCCTGCAGCAGTGGTGCTTTTACCTGTTTGCCTTGGCATTAGGCTAATACTGTATCTGTAATTATGATAAGTTTTAACTAATCTGTTTTGGTATTCGAATGGGGTGTACTTTAATCTACCTTTAGTAGGATGTTGTATAAAAAAATAATTTGTTAGAAAATATTCTGGCCCAGTGTTAGGATCAGCACATTTTAAAAATTCCTTAATTTGAAATTCAGTATACGACTCTTTCTTATTAGGTTTTTTAATTAAAACTGATTCAATTGTTTTGGACATAACTTGGTTGTTTAAATATATATAACAGTATATAATTATTTATTTAAGATATTTGGTGTTAACATGAGTGACTGTTTACTTTTAAATCAAGATTTCAATCCTATCAGTATATTACCACTTAGTGTTATTAGTTGGCAGCATGCCATTAAATTAATGTTTATGGACAGAATTGTGGTATTAGAACACTATGATAATTGGCAAATTCACAGTGAAAAATTAACTATAAATGTCCCCAGTGTGGCTGTCACAACGGAATATTTTTCTTTTAAAAAGTCTGCAAAATTCAGCAGACATAATTTATTCCTACGGGATATGTATCAATGTCAATATTGTTTAGATACTTTTAGACCATTTGATTTAACAATTGATCATGTAATACCAAGAAAGCATGGTGGTAAAACTAATTGGGAAAATTGTGTATCTGCTTGCCGAACATGCAATAGTAAAAAAGGGTCAAAGTTAATTAAGCCTAATCGTATGCCATTTAAACCAGATCATTATCATTTAATTAACAAATGGCGTGCAAGAACTGTAAAAGTGCAGCATCCAGGTTGGTACAAATACTTAGGTATTGAGCCTAATTAGACGCCATATTTGTTTTTCTTAACTGGAGCAACAGGACTTTTGGTATAGGTACTTGCAAGTTCTGAACTTTTAAAATCCCCATTATTAAGATCTTGGTAATGACTTCCTATTACTCCAAAAGCTTGTTTCAACATTTCTTGTTCTTCGGCGGTGTAGGGAAATGCTAGGTTATTTCTGCCAGCCCAGCTTTCTGCATCTACTTCTGGCTTAATATTATTTTTTCCATCGGCCACTGCAACTGCCATCATTACCCGATTTAGTTCATAAATTCTATCAGCGAAAGTATCGTCTCTAAATTTATCTAAACCAACAGTGGCATCCTGTAATCTGGCAGGAATCTTGCCTACCTTATCTTCTGTAATTATTTCTTTAATTTTCATTATATCACCAAGCTCTACAGGACCAGTAACGAGCCTTCCACCTCGGACCGGGATTTGCACAATTATGTCTTGCTCTAAAACTTTTACGGCGTTTAGGATTGGATTTTTTAATACGCATATTTGGGTCACCAAAATTCACTTTCACTACATTGCCTTTGGGCCCTTTTACATACACTTTAGATTTTTTAACATCTCCCTGCATAGGTTTGCCTAATGGAACTTCACGACCTTGATACTTAGCTTCTAATGTGTCTTTTAACCCTGCATAGTGCATGGGAAATTTACTGTAATATTCTTTTTCTCTAGAGTTTTGATAATCGTTTCTATCATAATCATCATAGTCTCTTTCTGCACGACTTTTTAACAGACTAATTAGTTCTTTTTCAGCTTGATCTAATTCTGATTGATTTAATTGTTTAGTAGGATTATTCAATACTTTAGTGTTAACGAAATCTAATTCACCGTCATAAGTTTCGTATTCAATTTCAACTTCTATAAGATCGCCTGTTTCTGAGTCTTCGATTTCTACAACTTTAGTTGGGCCTTCAGTGATTATTTCTGCTTCATTTATTTTTTCTTTATCTAAATATCCTAATTTATTAAGATAATTATAGGCATACTCATCCGCTTCTAAGACGAAACCATCTTGTGTTAGATTTACTATATTCATTTCTATAAGAAAATCCCCAAGCTCTAGACCAAAACGATCCTGCACCTGGGGACTATCTGATTCATTTATCTTTTTTTTTAGAAGTAAAGATTCATATTCTTTAAGAAAACTTAATGATACAGATTCTTTTACTGCAATAGGACTGTCACTGAATCTGGCAGCGCCATCTTTAACCATTTTCTTAGTTTTACCGGCAACTTCACCTGTGCCACCTTTAAGCTGTGTTTCTAAAGGTAGCACTTTTTCTTCTGGTGTTGTGCTTGCTTCATAACGGGAATCTTTGGCTTCATACATTTGTTCAACTTCAGGTTGTGTTGTTTTCATACCTGCTAAAGATAATAGTTGCATCAATTGTACAGCAGCATCGCCATCTGCAGTTACAGTAACACTTTTATTGCCATCACTGCTCATGTTTGTACTAATATTCATTTTACCTTCGTTATTATCCATACCATTAGCCATTGGACCCATTTCTCCGCATTCGGAAATCTGTTCACTTTCTCTGACTTTTTCCATATCACCGTCACCGTCTAAGTCAGCTTTCTTCAAACCTTTTGCTTTAGCAAGCCTGACTTGATTGCCAAAATAATTTCCTTCTTCAACTTCATCTTCTTTAACTTCAGATGCAGAAACATTTGTGTCAGGAACTCCAGGGCCTGCATCCATTGTTGCTGGATTTGCGCGATTGCCCACTAGTCCCGGAATGTCAACTCCACTTTTTTGTAGTCTTTGAGATGCCATCGAGGGCCCTAATCCTCTTTCCTGACTATATATATTAGAGTCTCCGGGTTGCATATATAGACTAGATTTAACACGATTTAAATCTGATTGAAATTGTTGGTTATTTTGTACCTGCTGGGATGCCTGCTGGCTTGCCTGCTGGGATGCCTGCTGGCTCATATGGGCCCTACTAGCTTGAAATTCTGAAGGAGATGTTCCAAGCACATATCTCTCATCAACTTTTCCTGCTCTTAATGCTGCTAAATCACTGCCTTCAATTCGGCCATCATCATCAACATCTAATTTATCTTGATCGCCATGAAGTTCTTCTTCCATTGTGCCAGATTGTTTTACATTACTGCCAGGAACTGCTTGTGTAGATCCACCTAATGCAGTTGATGTAGCTTGGGGTTGACTTTGTGGTAGAGTAAGTGTTGGTTGCATGGCTGGAGGTTTAGGAGTGCCAGGTGGGACTACCTGCATCATAGCTTCTTCTTTAAGTCCCGCTAATTTTAAAATATCTAATATATCGTTTACATTTTTTTGCACTTTAAATCTCCAAATCCTTATATATTATTTAATCAATCCACTTAATTTTAATAATTCTGACATCTCTTTAAGTTGGCCCTGTTGTTTAGCTAGCATTTCTCTATCTCTATCGTCCCAAGCTTCTGGATTAATGCCAACCCCTCTAGATAAATATGCCATTGCATTAGCTCTTGTTTGTAGTCTAGACTGTTCTCTTTCCTGCTCAGTAGGTATTTTAGGAAAATCATCGGACCCAGTAGCAGGAAGTACAGTCTTTTTACTCGTTACAGGTGTAGTACCGGCAGGAGCAACAGTAGTAGGTATAGCAGCAGATGCAGTAGCAGGCGCAGCAGGTGTAGGTGCAGTAGATGCAGCAGATCTAGATGTAGCAGCAGGTGCAGCAGAGGTAGCAGATGCAGCAGCAGGTGCAGCAGAGGTAGCAGATGCAGCAGGTGTAGATGTAGCAGCAGGTGCAGCGGGTGTAGATGTAGCAGCAGGTGAAGCAGGTCTAGGTGCAGCAGGTGAAGCAGGTCTAGGTGCAGCAGGAGCAGGGGGTGTAGATGTGGCGGCAGGCGCAGCAGGTCTAGGTGCAGCAGGAGCAGGGGGTGTAGATGTAGCGGCAGGCGCAGCAGGTCTAGGTGCAGCAGGAGCAGGGGGTGTAGATGTAGCGGCAGGCGCAGCAGGTCTAGGTGCAGCAGGAGCAGGGGGTGTAGATGTAGCGGCAGGACTGGTTGACCCAATAACTTTATCAATTAACTCATCAGCTTTATCTTTATTTGCTGCATATCCTGCTCCCAATGCGCCCAATCCTAATAATTTTCCTGCTTCTCGGCCTCTTTGACCTCCCAAATATCCTCTGCTAGAAACTATTTTATTTTGAACCGGCTCTCTTACCGAAAAACCAGTGGCTGGCTTTGCTTGTGATATTCCTCTACTAATGGCACTAGTAGAATCGAAACTAGGCACATCTCTTCCTAACAAGTCTTTTTCTGGAACGCTAAATGGTTTAACTGCACCACCTGCTCCACCAGTTATATCTGTGCCTACACTACCCCCTACCCCACTTCCTCTGGTAGAACTTCCCGAACCTGGAATATCAACTGTTATATCGGTCTTTTTGGGTAGTGTAGTAGAGGCATCAGGTAATGAAGGTTCCGCTTTTCCCGCTGGGGGCACTTCACCTTTCAGACTAGGTTCCGCTTTTGCTGCTGTTTTACCTGCAGTAAAGTCTGTTCCTTTATATTTTAATTGTTGTGCTGCTGCTTGTTCTGCAGGACTTAATCGAGATAGTGGAGAAAACAACCTAGGCACCTGCATCGCAGGACCACCAATAATTGGTGGCAATGCTTGTATTACATTTCTAGTTTGTCTTTTTACCTCAGGACTAATTAAATCATCAGGCTGTACAAATTGTCTATAATTTTGTTTAGGGCCTGCTAATCTATCAGCTGCAGCTCTTATGCTAGGATCCACAGTACTAGGTCTGTCGTTAGGTATACTAGGATCCACAGGTATGTCTTTGGCCAAATTAATCTGATTTAATGCTTCTTGGGGGCTTAAATTTTTGCTGGTTGCATAATCTTGAATAGTTTTAATATCTGCCGTTCTTGCAGCCTCTGCTCTTCTTGAAATTTCCCCTGCCTGAGCTGCACTCCCACGCCTATAGTATCTATTAGCAGGTGAAGTTTGCTCAGACAGTTTCTGATATAAATTTAACTCATGAAACAACTTAGATTTCAAAATTAGCCTTTCATTTTATGTTTGGTGGTAGGTAATTTTTCTAAACTCTTAGACTTTTTAGGTTGATTTCCTACTATCATACTTTGTAAAGCTTTGCCAGCTTCTTCTCTATCTTTTTGTTTTCTTTTTTCTTCTGGATTAGTACTTTGACTTCCAGCTTTAGGTGGTCTACCACGGCCTCTTTTTACTTCAGGCTGTGCTGGTTTCTTGTCTGTCCCTTCACCTTCTTCTTCATCATCTTGTTGTGCGCCACCGCCATATCTAGTACCAGATACTTTTCTATCTTCACTTACAGACAATCTGTCAGATGAATCATTTGTTTTCATTGAATTAATTTTATCCGCTATATACTCACTAACATCATTCTCGTCTTGCCTAATTTCTGGAGGCAATTCACCAGAATTTTTATAGTAATTAAACAAAGCATCTTTTAAGTTTTCACTTATATCTGCTTCACCATTTTTAACAGCTTGCAGTTCATTAAATAACTGATCACCTAATGCTGCTTTAATATCTTTCTCTTCCAAACTTAAACCATTTTTATCTAAATCATCTAAATCGAATTCTTCTCTTATAAGATTATTAATAGTTTTATATCTTGTTGATTCCTGATAGATAGGTAATCTATCCTTATGCTTAGGTTTGGGACTTGCTTCCGCTACACCTTGTCCTCTTACTTTTCGGATTATGAGTTGTCTATAACCAGGATTTGCCCTCATGGACTGTATAACTGGTCTAATCTCTGTCATATCATTAGGATCATATCCCATTAATTTAGCATATTGTCTAGCAAGTTCCAAGTCTGAATCACCTGCTGCCAAGTCCGAACCACCTGCTGTTGTGGTTGGTTTATAATCAATTAAGTTTGGCATTGGAACATCTTTGCCTAGATCGTTATCATCTACACCAACTTCTCTAGGTATACCATCACCTCTACTGCTTACTGAATAGAGTTTACGGTTCAATCTAAAATAAAATGGATCTTTCATCCTACCTGTCATTAAATGATAATGAACTCCGCTATTGCGACCTGGCTCAAAAACTTTACTAAAGTTCTCCCCCGGCTTAACCTCATAGGGATTTTCAGGGCTTGTTTCCATATTTTCTAGAAGTGCTGCTCTACCAGGCATAGGTTGTTCGCCTAATTTATCTACTGATTTCCACATACCCCAAGGTTTATTTCTTCTATTTCTTGTTGCCATTGGCCCTTTGGTAGAAGGTAAACTAAAGTCTTGCGCTGGACCTATTTCTAAATCCTTTACAATTCCAGACCTACCTAATTTATCTTCAGGATCAGTTGGGTTAATCCTTCTACCAGCGCCTAATTGATATACCTCAGCGTCAGCTCTATCTAAAGCTGCTTGCTGGCCTTTTCTAATAGATTGATCTCTCTTATACTGCAAATATGCATCTAGCTCATTGTCTATTGCTGACTGTCTATTTGCACTATACGCAGCTATTCGTTCCATATCTCGTGATCGCATTGTATCATCAGGACTAGCAATAATTTTGCCTTCTGGACTATTTAAATGAATAGTAGCTGTTCTACCCTGTTTTGTATATGCTTTTTGTCGTTGTATTGCGTCTTGTTGTCTTGTAAACATTTCAGGCCTATTGCCTTTTGCAACAACAAAAAATGTTGACCCATACCCATATTCTTCTAACGAAGTTTCTGCAATTTGCGTATCCACATCTAATTCACTGGTCTTTTTAGGCGCTGTAGAAGGAGCAGCCGGAGCCGGTTTTTTAGGTTGACTGGGCAAATACGGCTGTTGAACCCCTTCTGGTCCTTGAGGAGTGACAACTCTTTTTTGTTCCCCTGGAGTTAAAGAACTGCCCATATCTGGATTAGGAGGCGGGGTCATACCTGGACGCCATACTTGACCTTCTTTAACTTTCTTAGGTAATCCTTTATGTTTTGTGCTTGCATAATCTTTCGCAGCTTTATGACTCATATCTTTGGCAACTTTAGCTACTTCAGGACTTGCAGGTTTTTCGCCTTTCTGTGCAGCATGAACCATACCCATAAATTTTTGTTGGGCTTGGCTTACTGCTTTTTCTTTTAAGACCTCTTCACTTTCTTTTAATAAAGACTTACCATTTTCTAATTGTTTAGTGTCTGTAGGATCTTCTTTTAAACCATCCAAAGTCCTTACTAATTTGTAAAAATCTGCGTTCATCTTAATTTCCTTTAACTGGGCTAGGGATTTTGTTCTGACGACTACCAATTGGACTCATGTTTCCTAAAGGTACACTATTAGTGGTTTTGCCTTCTGGGCTTTTGCCGCCTGCAGGAATACTGTATTCGTATTTTCTTGTTTCTTCTAATTCCTTAATTAGTGAAGGAATACGAGCATCACCAACTAAATCTTTGTCGGGTTTTTCTGCAACCATTTCATCTTTGGATAAAACTACATCGCCAGATAAATTGCTTTTTTCTTTGCCTTCTAATGCTAGCTCGAAAGGACTATTTACAGGAGTAATTCGTAAACAACTTTGATGAATATTAAGTTGTTCTGCTATTAATCCTATTAACTGATCATCTGTACATGGATATTGAAGCTTAACATCAACTACATTAACTTCAACAGGCCCAGCATTTGGAAATAATGGACTTTCCTGTATAGGCAATCTTTTTACATTTTCTGTACTGATAAGATTATATGCCTCTAATACAGTCTTAAGTCTATTATTAAAATTTTTAGGCAATTCGCCTGCTAGTCTGATCCTAAAATCATATGTTCTATGACTTTCAGTCAAATATGTTTTAAAACTTTTCATAAACGATCCTATTATTATCTATTTATCGGAAAATTAAATTATTGTGGTTTATTTAGGATCTTATTTAAAAGACTATTACGATCCAATAACACTGCTTCCCCCTCTATTGGGGCGTCTTGCTCGTTGTTTTTAGCGGTTTGATCTAATCTTAATTTTTTAATTTGTAAGTCAACCATGCGCAATTTTTTATCTAATTTAGCTTGTTTTGCAGTAATTGCATGACCCAATAAAACTCCTGCAGTTTGAAAAATTGGACCACTAAACCTTGACTCAACACTCATACCTAAATCCATTAAGTCATTGAATTTGTCTTTAGCTAAAGTTGCAAGCTCATCTAATTCGTGATCACTGGCTTCAAGATCCCTAACACTAGGCAAAGCTACATCTATTTTGTCTATAGCGAGGTTTACATCTACCAAAGTTTGCTGCTGTTCTTTAATAAAATTTTCTGTAGTTGCTATATCTTCAGCTGAGTCTGATTGATTAGGCAAATTGAACAGGTCTTCTAATTTTTTTGTCATTATTTTGTACCTTGAAATATATGATTCTCATTGATAACACGAAACACTAAACCATTTGCAGCACAATAAGCCTTTGCTGCTTGCCATTTGTGTAAATTCAATATTACTGCAGCTTTGTCTTTATTTGATTTTGCAGATTCAATAAGCGTTTGATTTTTAGGCTTTATTTCTATTATTTCAGCATGTTTAACTTTATCTTTATCTTCATATAAAATAAAAAAATCAGGCACATATACTGTATTTTTGTTTGTAAATGGATTTCTATATGGGATTTGTATTGCTTCGCTAGCCCATTTTAAAATTGCAGGATTTGTATCACAAAAGGTCATAAACTTTTCTTCCCAACTGCTTCTATAAGTAGGCTGACCTTTACCCACATATTTGTCTGGGTTTTTAATTTTATATTTTCCCTGAGCAAATTTTAACATTTAAAATAATATAGATCTTGAGATATATGGATTAGTTACCGGCGGAACTTTAACCCCCAATAAACTTGTAGGTACTCTACTTAAATTTAAAAATAAAGCTAGATATGCATTTAATTCATTATTATCCAATTTTTGGAAGTCTGTTAAAACAACTAAAGGGTCTAAATTTTGTTCTTGTGCTGTGCTAATTACTACTTGTGTGAGTATTTTTGCACTTTCCTTATTTTGCGTATATTGCTCAAAATAACTATATATTGCATCATTTATGTTTTGACTTACCCCTACTACAGGATTATATATGTTGTTAAAAAATCTTGTTGTAGGGTTAGTCACTGTTGGTTGAGTTGTAAGTTGTGTCATTGTCTATGATCTTATTTGGCATTCCATGTATTTCTTATATCTTCTAATATTAATCAGAACTTACATCGTATGAACTTAAATTCGCACTTTGTATATCGGCTTCCACAGTTTGATCAGAATTAAAATTCCTGTCAACAATTGGAGCACCTGCAGGACTTGTTGCAACATAAGATTCTTCATCGCCCCAAAATCCACCAGGTCCTGCATTATTGCCTGATTTAGTAACTGTTTGAACTCCATCTAAATCAAGTGTACGCTGTGTCCCATCTACATAATTGTAACTTATAGAGCCATCTGGATTTTCTACTTTGGATGTTAAATTTACAGTAGGATTTTTGGGATCGTATCCGCCTGTTCCACTCCAAGTGCTGGTTAAATTTCTTATACTTCTTGTTGCTGAATCAAATACCTGACCTATTGCGCCAACTCCAGTGTTTACAATAGGCTGTAATAAATTATTTGTAGCTCTATAAATACCGGCGGTTGCTCCTGCACTTATTCCTCCAGCCACTATTTGCCCCAAGAATGATTTACCTAATCCTGTTTTAGCTAAAGTCTCATATACTTTCTTTCCAGCTACAACACCACCAACTGCACCCAATGTCTGGGAAATACCATTACTGATTACTGCAGTTGTTCCACCTACTGCTGTAACTACGCCTGTATTTGGATTAGTGATAAATCTAGTCCCAGTTTCAACATTGACATTTAATGATCTCATAGCATTTGCATTTATTTGATCTAATTGTTGTGGAGTATAAGCTTGTGACCCTGCAGGAATTGTGTATAGAACATTATTGTTGTTATCAAAAGCTACACTACTTCCATCTGCATAACTTCTTAAAGTAACTGGATAGCCAGACTGTCCATTAAAAATTTCTGGGGGTTTTGCTAAATTCTGATTCACATTGCCTGGATTAAAACCATTAGATGTTAAACTAAATGTACTAGGAACAAAAGTACCATTTTGTAAAGTTAAAACTTGGTTGGACCCAACATTGGGCTGTCCAGTCTGTGCATTAAATGGTATTCCAAATATACCTGCACCCAATTGTCCAACTGTAGGGCCAAAAGGTGAATTTTGCACTGTATCTGTTTGTAATCCCCGTTCTACGCCAGCTTGTGCTTGTGATATAGCTGCTCCACCAACACTAATCGCTGCGCCAGTTGCTAAAGTAGTAGTTGCTCCTCCCACTGTTGTTTGTACTGAGTTAGGATACGGACTATTACCAATGCTTGGATTTGTTCCTACTACACTTGAT